GACCAGAGGAGAGATATGGACCAGCCCAAACACGGAGGCGCAGGACGCGGCCAAGGCCGCAAGCCCAAGGCCGCGAGCGGCGAGCTGATGCGCAATCACTCCATGCGCTGGACGGATGACGGGTGGAAAGACGTGCTGTTGATCGGCATGGATCGGGTGCGCGAGCTGACCAAGCGCGAGGCGGACAAGGTGCGGAAAGGGCAGAAAGCCGCTGCGGAGATGGCGCCATGACCGACGAGGGCGAATTCTGGCGCGACGTGAAGGCCGCGAGCCAAGCGAAGCGCGCTAGCAACCGGCAAAGCTCGGCGGACATGCTCAAGGCCGCAGGCGTGGCTTTCGTCGAGGCGAACGCGGGCGCGCACCTGATCGTGCAAACGCAGGCGGGCCTGATCGATTTCTGGCCCGGGACGGGGCTTTGGATCTGGCGCGGCAGGAAGGAGCGGCACGGTGGCGTGCGCAAGCTCCTGGCGGCTGTCAGGACGGCGAACGGGACGACGGAGGCAACACCATGACCGACGAGACGCTAGGCCCGCTGCCGAAGCCTGCGGCACACCGAACCCGCTACCGCCGCGACGCTGCCGATTCAGGAATGATCGGCGAATATCCGTGGGCCTATCGAGACGGCCCGTCCCCGCGCAATCGCCTGCGGCCTCAGTTTGAGTCCGAAGACCTTTGCACAGCCGACCAAATGCGCACCTACGTAGCCGCACAGGTAGCGGCAGAACGAGGGCGGAACGCCCGCGTGCGTAAGCTGGCGGCAATCTGCGCAGAGTGGCACATAGGGGACGGCGACGAATGCGGGGAGGTGGCGCGGGAGCTGTACGAACTGCTGGGGCCCGACACCCGGGCGAACACTTGACCCATTGCGCGGTTACAAAATAGTTCGCCAGGGCGCTTGACGCGGCTTGATTGCGCGTATACAGTACGCACATCGACACACGCAACAGGAGCAGGAAACATGATTACCAAGAGCAAGCAAGAATGGGAAGTGGGCGAGACGGTGAAGGTCGGCTTCATGACCCTGCGCGTGGTGCAGAAGGAAGCGACCCCGGGCGACTACATGCCGGACGCCTACATCCTGTGCGGGCTGGGCGCCAACGAGCAGCGCCGCTATCGGTTTGTGCCCCACAACGGGTTGGAGCGCCTGCAATGAGCGCGGAAAACCTGATGACTACCAGCGAAATCATGGCGGAAGTGGTGCGCTGCATGCGAGAAGTCGGGCATTCATTCCATGCCGATCAAGTGCAGGCTGCTTCGCTCACTTTGAAGGACTGGCAAAAACGGTGCATTGAAGAGGGCTTCGAGTACTGGAGAGCGTCAGACGCGCACGGCGTGACGTGTACCAAAGAGCAGGCCGAAAGCTTGCTGGCCCATGTGTTGGGGGTCGAAGTGGAAATAGTCGACCGGCCCGCCGAGTCTCATCAAGTCAAAGGATAGAGAGATGCCAGCAATCAACGCGGGATACAGGCCGAAGCCCTACAGCGTGCCTAGCGGCGGCGAGACACCGGAAGAGCCGTGGAGCGGCATCTACTGGACCCATGAAGACGATAACGGAGCCCCCGTGTTCCACGGCCCGTACCGCGACAGGTGGGACGCCAATGAAGCCATTGACCAATGGATTTCAGAACACAAGGGGCGCAACAAATGAAAGTGGACACGAAAGCCGCGCGCGAGTTTTCCGAAGGCGGCGACCGATACACAGGCCAAGAAGTGCGGCTGTGGGTTCACAATCTGGCGGATGAGGTGGACAGACTACGCGCGCAGCTTGAAGACGCCACTCAGGTGCTTCGCATGGCTGACGACAACAACCGCGTTGACGCCGGGGAAAAGCGCAAAGCGTGGGCGGCCAGCTTTGTGGACGAAGAGATAAGGCGGGTTCTCGGGGGCGGCGGCAAGTGAAGCCGGCCGACTGCCAAAAGGCCGCGCGGCGGCTAAAAGCAATGCTAGAGAGGGTTGAGGCAACGGCATACGCCCATACCCCGCGACAGCGAGCCGCGCGGACGCTAGCCATAAACCGGTTAGCTCAGGAGGCGCGGCGCTTGTATGAACGCAACGCGGCTAGCCAGCCGCCCGCCACAAGCGAATGCGAGCCGACGCTAGAGCATGCATATGCAGAGGGTCGAGCCGACGAGCGCGAAGACATGCGCACGCTGCTGCAACAAACGCGGTGCGTGCGTGATGGGTGGCACACATTCACGGCGCTGACGATGCAGACGGAACTGTTGGCCGCGATTGATGATGCTTCCGAACACTTGACGCATCAAAACAACACGGCATAATTCATGCATGCGCAAGCCTGCCGATACTGCACAGCCAGTCACCCGCCCGACCGATCGAACGGACGGCGCAGGCGCACAGGAGCCCGCACAGTCGCGGGCTTCGGTGTTTGTGGCGCGCTAACAACGCGCATTGTCTGAAATAGGCAACAGTAGACATAACGCATGGCAGCCGGGCACAAAACGGGCGGCAGGCAGGCAGGAACGCCCAACAAGGCGACGCAAGAGGCGCGGCAGGCTATCGCCTCATTCGTCGACGGAAACGCCCACAGGCTCACTGAGTGGCTCGATGCGGTGGCGAATGGCGACCCCGAACACGACGTGAAGCCGAACCCGGCGAAGGCTTTCGAGCTGTTCCAAAGCGTGGTCGAGTACCATATCCCGAAGCTGGCGCGCACGGAGCACACCGGGGACGGTGGCGGGCCGGTGCGGATCATCGCCAGCAGCAAAGACGAGGCGCTTTGAAGCTCACGCCGCGCCAGGAGGCGGCGCAGGACATCCTTGCGGGCCCGGCAACGCATGCGATGCTGTTCGGAGGAAGCCGCAGCGGCAAGACCTTCCTGATCGTGCGCAACATCGTCTTCCGGGCGCTCAAGGCCCCGGGCAGCCGGCATGCAATCTTCCGCTTCCGCTACAACCATTTGCGGGCGTCGATCGTGCTGGACACGTTCCCGAAGGTTATGCGGTTGGCCTTCCCGGGTGTGGAGTTCAAGACCCACACTCAGGACGGTTACGCTGAGATTGCGGGCGGGTCGCAAATCTGGTTTGCCGGCCTGGACGACAAGGACCGGACCGAGAAGATCCTGGGGATGGAGTTCGCCACGGTCTATTTCAACGAGTGCAGCCAGATCCCGGCCGGCTCGGTTGATACGGCCATGACGCGCCTCGCCCAACTGGCGCCGCAGCAGATGGAAGGCCGAGAACCGGCGCCCCTGAAACTGCGCGCCTATTACGACTGCAACCCGCCGAACAAAGGCCACTGGACCTACAGGCGCTTCATCCAGAAAGTCGACCCGGAAACCCGCTTGCCGATGGGCGACCCGGAGAACTACGCAAACTTCAGCATCAACCCTGTTGATAACGTGGCGAACTTGTCGCCCGAGTACCTGAAGACGCTGGAAGGGCTGCCCGCGCGCATGCGGGCGCGATTCCTTGAGGGGCGCTTTGCGGACGAGAACCCATCCGCCCTATTCCCTGAAGAGCACGTAGACCGCTGGCGTGTGTTGGATGGCGTTGTGCCTGACATGGTGCGCATCGTGGTCGGCGTCGATCCCTCGGGCGCGGATGACGTGGACAACGCGGATAACGACGAAATCGGCATCGTCGCGGCCGGCATCGGCACTGACGGCAACGCCTACGTGCTGGAAGACGCCACGGTAAAGGCAGGCCCTGCGACCTGGGGACGCGTCGCAACGGGTCTCTACGAACGCCGCGATGCGGACTGCGTGGTGGGTGAAACGAACTTCGGCGGGGCGATGGTGCAGCAGACCATACAGGTTGCCCGCCCGCGCACGCCATTCAAGAAGGTCACGGCCAGCCGGGGCAAGGTGCAGCGGGCGGAACCCTTCAGCGCGCTGTATGAGCAGGGCAAGGTGCGCCATGTCGGCCTATTCCCGCAGCTAGAGGAAGAGCTAGCCGGCTTCAGCACCTCGGGCTACACCGGGCGCCACTCTCCAAACCGCGCGGATGCACTGATCTGGGCGCTGGCCGAACTGTTCCCGGCGATCACTGCGGGCCCGAAGCGCCCGGCATACGACTATAGCCAAAGCGCCGCGCAGGGATTGGCAGGCTAAATCGCGCTTGCCTAGCCGATAGGCTGCGGCTATCATCGCGGGATGGACGCGATTGCCGAAGCC